AGCAATACTGTCCAAAATAAAGGGATAAGCAAATGATGGACCTGATGAGAAGTCAATTTCTACCTTTATTATTGGTAATGTCATTTTATATCGCTTCTAGTAATAATTGGTTTCCATTATACTGTGTAGCCAATAGACCATTTCTAACTGCTTGTACCAAATCTTGTTCAGCAGTTACTGATCCTTGTACAGTAATATTTACAACTGGAGCAGCCATTAAATTACCGCCAGAAATACCTTTTGCAGTATTTAATGTGCTTGAGCCAGAATTCATAAATCTAAATTTCTCATCATAATCAGCAAAAGAAGGAGTTGTAATTGATGTGAAATCACTATCTTTCTTTATTGCACCAGAATTTAATGCTCTATTTAGTGCATCTGCATCTGCCTTAGCCTTAGCTTCTGCTGCCTGCATTGCTGCGATTGCCTGACCTGTGTATCTTGCAGATGATGCTGCTGATGCTACGTCTACACCTTGTCCAAGTAATCCTTGCATCATTGCATTTGCAATATCTGATGCAGATTCTCCAACAATTTGTGCTACTTGAACAGCTTTATTTAAATCAGCATTTGTTGTTGCTGTTCTAATATCATTTAGGAACATTCCTGCTGCTTGTGCTGCTGCAGCTTCTGCTTCCGCTGCTGCTTTCTCTGCTTCTGCTGCTATGGCTGCTGCTTCTGCTGCGGCTGCTGCTGCGGCATTTGCTGCTGCTATAGCTGCCTCAATTACTGCAGGATCATTACCATTTACGGTTCCTGAAGGAACACCAGTAACACCAGCACCTACGCCAGCTTTTAATAGGTCTTGATATCTTTGTAGAGCCTGTATAGCATTTAGCCATCCAATTTCTGCTGCTCTGGCAGGATCAATGAGGGTACCTGAATAAGATACAGGAGTACCAATCTTCTTAATATAGTCAACAACTTGATCTGTGGTTAGTTTCCACTTATCTTGAATCTTAATAATTTCAGCATCTGTTAATTTGCCATCATTGACTATTCCAACAAAATCAGAATACATTCTGACTTGATCTTCAGTCATTTTCCACTTAGATTTTAATTTTTCAATTTCAGCATCACTCAAAACACCATCATTTAGAGCAACAAAGAAATCTAAATATTGTGCTGCTTGATCTTGAGTACTTCCCCAAGCCATAGCCAATTTAATAATTTCAGAATCAGAAATAGTTCCATCTTCAACAATTCTTAGCTGTAGCAAATATCCTTCTACAGCCTCTGTTGTTACGCCCCATTTAAGAGCAAGAATTTGAACTTCTTTAGATGTAACTTCATTATCAGCAAGTGCTTTCAAAATATCATCATATCTTGTAGCTAAATCATTTCTGACCTTTTGAAGCATTACTTGCTCTCTTAGTCTTGCAAGAGCATCAGCATCTCTCTTATCAATTTCTTTCTGTCTTGCCAATAATGCAATTGCTGCATTTAATTGAACAGGATCTTCTTCTGTTGTAACAATGCCTGATTTCTTTAATTTGGCATATTGTTTTTCTAATGCTATTTTCTTTGCAAGATCTTTGGCTTCCTTTGCATTTTGAGCAGATCTAATTTTTGCTAATCTTGCATCTGTTGCTGCTTTATCTGCTGCTGCTTTTGTTGCCTCTTCAATAGGCTTGAAGCCTTCAAGAATTGCATTTTTTTGATCACGAGCACTTAATCTTTGAGCAGTAGCAAAGTCTAGTGTTGCCTGAGTAGCTTTATCTGCATTACCTTTTATTTTTGAATATATTGCTGCAGCAGCGGACCCAGCAATTATTAATAATCTTACTGGACCAGGAAGTGCTAAAAATGCTTTACCTACTCCAACTATTGCTATTCTTAAAACCTTAAGAACTGAAGCAAATACTCCAACTTTAGGTGCAGCCCCTGCAGCAGCAACGCCAACACCAAAGAATCTTTGTGCCATTATTAATGCAGCTTCAGCAATATATTTAAGACCAGTTAACGCAGCTAAAGCCATTGCATATGCTTTTAATGCTGCAAGAACTCCAGCAATTCCAATAATTAATTCATTATTTGCTCTTACAAATTTAGCAAAATCTACTGCTCTTTCTGCAAGATCTTTAATTATTTCTACAGTTTGACGAAGACCCTGTTGTAATTGTTCTTCATTTAAAGCAATCCATTCTTCAATAGCAGGCAATACATCTGATTGTAAATATTCTACAAATTCTGTTAATACTGGTAATAGTGCATAACCTAATGTTTCTAATATTTCTCCATAGGCTAATTGAAGTCTTTTGAATGGGTCTGTGTCTGCTAATAGTTCTGCTTGTCCACCATAGGTTTTATTTAATACCGCTATGGCAGCAGCTAAATCTTTATTTTTTACAATTGTGTCATCAAGAGGAATACCAAGCCTTTTTAGAGCACCAAGGTTTCCTTGTTGTGCACGTACTAATGCCATTGTTACTGTTTGAAGATCTTTGCCTGTGCCCGCTGCTACATCAAGAGCAACGCCCTGCAAATCCATTGCAAGAGTTGCATCACCAGTCGCTGTAGTTAAAGCAGCCAAACTTTGTCTTAATTCATCATCAGCAACACCAGCAGCCATTTGCTGCTTTTTAATATATTCTTCTACTGCTGCAATTCCTTCTGTAGTTGCACCAGTAACATTTCTTAGTGTTTGTGCAAGAACATTTGCAGACTTTGCATCTTCTGTGGCTGCCTTTACAGCATCTTTACCAATCTTTATTGCAAATGCAGCGGCTGCTGCTGATGCAACGGCAAATGCTTTAGTTGCTTTTGCTGCAAACTTATCAATATTCTTACCAAGTTTTGCTATATCTTTTTGAGCAGCCTTACTACCTTTATCTGAATATTGAGAAACAATACGGGCTACTACCGCTCCTACTGCCATGTTATGCGTTCTCCTTATTCAAATTTTTTTGTAATTCTGCCTTAGCTTTTTCTAATGCATCATAAATATTTCTTCTAATCTTGTCACCATTTTTATCTACTACATGCCAAACTAATCTTGATGGCATAAATGGGCTATCTTTCTTAGATAGATTACTTATGAATGTTCCTGTACCTGTTTTATTTACCCTACCCGCCAATTCGTAAATAACACCTGCAGCAGATTTATTCTTTAATGAACCAGCAGAAGTTGTGTAATCTCTTCTAACCTTGTTCTCTGCTCTAGATGTAGTTATACCTGCTTTGATAATACTTTGATCCCACGCTGGCCAGCCTGCTCCACCACGAGTGCGAGGATTGCGAGCAGGTTGAGTATTCCATCCACTTAATGGTGGTTCTGCTTTGACAAGACCTTGTGCTTCATTTTTTGCACTACGCAATTCAGAATTAATAACTTTATTAAAGTCTCTTACTGCTTTCTTGTCAAACTCTTTAAGAGCATTTAGTGTTTCTTTTAATCCAGTCAACACTATTGCATCTTTACTCATTGCCTGCTCGCATTCTTGGATCGCTCCTTGAGATAAATAACTATTGCTTCAAGTACACCATCTGGTGCTTCAAGCAAGTCTGTTGGAGAAAGCCCCGTCTCCACAGAGATTGCCGCTATCGTATAGATTAAGCTGTCTCTGTGGATTCGGAATTTGGGTCAGATTCTAGTTCCACGCTTTCTAGTGTGTCTAGGAATGATTCACCAAATGGCTTTACAACTTTTCCACTGTCTTTCATTGCTGACCAAGCTAAGAAGTAGATATGCTCTAGTCTTTGCTCTTCTGTTAGCAACTTAGCAAAACCCTTATTGTATTTGTTTTCAAAAGCAACAAGAGTTTTTGGACGCAATGAATATATTCCATCATTGGTTCCATCAGTAGTTTTTACTTTGATTTTTAGTCCGTCCATTATTTGTTTCCCCCTTTAAAGGAATTGGTTAATTTAAGGAGTTATGTCCTTAGTTATTGCTCCTGATACTGGCCAGGTAACTGCAATAGTACTTATCTGTCCTACCGCTGCATTTAGCGGAGTCCATTCTGTTACTAATGCTTCAAACCTGTATTCAGGATTTGTTGCAGATATAGGCGCATTAACTGGTCTAACACTGCATGATACTTTTGTTCCTATACGATTTGGTTCTGTAGTGTACGGAGGTACACCACCAAAAAATTCTTCAACAGAATTATTTGCAAAATCTTGAAAGAATTCAAAAGATACTGAGTTAGTTCCAACACCTGCAATTACTTCTTTATATATTTGCCCATCTTGAACAGGCGTAACATCAAGAACATCATGCACAGTAGAAAGCGTTATGCTTGAAATGAAATCACTTAAATCATAAGTGCTTTCAAATATTACTACTGGATTTGTTAGAACTATCTTAGCCATATTACGGAGTTACATCCTTAGAGATTGCACCCGAAATCGGCCAGGTAACTGATGCTGTTGCAAGTTCTCCAACTGCACCATTTAGTGGTGTC